AAGTAGTTGCCGGTGATGTGGGGCGAGGCCACGACCTTGGCATCGACCAGCACGACGTTGGTGTTGCCACCGCCGACTAGGATGCCATTGGTGGTCGCCTCGATCGCCACCTGGCGATACGCGAGCGGTACCAGGCAGACCAACGTCATGCCCTGCGCCGGACCGATCACTGCGTCGTCGTGCAGCAACTCGCCGAAGTCGTCTTTGAAGGCGAGCATCGTGTGCAGCGCGTTGAGCATCGCCGTCTTGAATTCCGCCACGGTGGGCGTGGCCGCCGCTACGATCGCAGACGTCTTGTCGTTGTCCTGCGCGCCCGACTCGCCCCAGGCGTGATCCGTGTCGAAGAACGCCTGCCCGTCGAGGCAGAGGTTCGTCACGGCATTAACGACGATGTCTCCCAGCAACAGCTTGTCCGGATGCCGGGTCGCGCGAACTCCAGCGTTCGAGAACAGCGGCGAGTAAATCGCCATCCGGTCGTCGCGGATGCGGGTCTTCTCGACCTGCAAGCTGACTTCCCAGTGCTTGTTCTCGAGCGTGAACTTGGCTGCCCGCACGGTGTGGAACCGGCGGTCGCCGAGCCACTCCCGCACTTGCGGCACGGCGCCGAGCAAACCGTACTCCTCGTCGTACCCATCGCTGGGAATGACGGTGCAGAGTTCCGGATAGAACGGTACGGTCGACCGTACCGCGTTGTCGAACTTGCCGGTCAGGCTGCGGAGTTTTGCCACCGCAGCGGCAGTGTCGAGTGACATGATTGGAATCCTTTACGTGTTGGGTGAATGCCGTACCGGCGAAAGTTCGAGTACAAATCGGGGGACGACTAGGTCACTAGCGGGCCAGTGTCCCGCTCGCCGAGTCCATGGAGGGAAACCAGTGCGACGGTTGTCGAAATGACACCGACGATCACGCCGACTGGCGGACGATCGGTCGCGGTTTCAGAAACTGTGAAGTTGTCGACGCCATAGACCGGCTTGCCGATGTCGGCGGCCACCAGCGACGCCGAGTCCATCGTCAGTGGGAAATCCCCGTCGGTCCAAACTTCTGCCGTCTTCGCCGCGTCGGCGCCGCCGGTGTTGTCGACAAAGTCGCGGACGATGCCGCCGAACGTACCGCCTTCGAGAATCACGGACGTATAGTCGCCGCCAGCGTCCTCGTAACACAACGTGCCCTCGTAGAGGATGGCGCTCGCGGCCACTGGTACGGCGCGAACCTTGCCGTCTCGGCCTTGCCGCGCGATAACCTGGTTTGCTGTAACGGCCATGCCGATCAGCAGTAGAAGGGAAAGGTAGGTGAGCATTTTGTTACTCGCTTGTTGATGGAAAATGGAAGCGACCGGCTGGCCGCGAGTTGGTCCGTTCGGTTCTATTCGATCAGGCAGCGGCGGCCGACTTCGGCGCGAGCAGCTCCTTGCCATCGTCGACCTTGCGGCTGGTGGTGTACTCTTCGAGCGTGATGCCCATCTGAGTGAACGACGCCAGCTGCGCGTTGTACTCTTTCTTGTACTTCGCATCCGGATCGCTGCCCGTCTGGCCGCTGTCCTTGGTGAGCTGATTGCCGTTGACCATCAGCGACTGGACGGCCAGCTCGGCGTGCTCGAAGGAGAGTCCCTTGTCGTACCAGCCCTTGGCCACTTTCTCGTGGTCCTTGATGCCGGCGTTGGCCGCGAGTGCCGAGAGCTTCGTGTATCGATCGACGGCGCCCTTGGCGATGTCGTCGGCCGACGGCTCGTCGGTCTTCTCGACTTCCTTCGGCTTGAAGGCGGCGAGCTTCTCGTCGACTTTCGATAGCAAACCAGTGCTGAACTTCTCCAGCGTCAAGTCGAGTTCTTGCTTGGTCATCGCGCCGGCGGGTTGTTCGTTGTCCTTTGCCATTTCTTTTTTCCTCAGTTCGAGTTGGTGACTGTCCAGGAAACGCGCCGCGTATTCGCTGATCCGCTGGGCGTCCACACTAAGGTGTTTCAATACTGGCCGATCCGACGAAAGTCCAAGCGCAAACTCGCAGAGCCTGTCGGCTTCTTCCGCAATCTCGTGACCCTTTCGGAACAGACCGTCAGGATTTGCGGCCGGCTCATCGACGACGTCGTCGGCCCAGAGCTTGGCAACGCGAATGTGCTCGAAGTTGTTGGTGTTCTCGTCGTCTGGCGATCGGAAGTAGCCATCTTCGTCCTCGTGCTCCGCAATGAAGCGATCCATCTCGCCCCAATCCGGATCAAATACGATGGACGTGGCCAGCGCCGCGGCGTCTTCTTCGGCCATGTCCATCACGTAGGTTGCCAAGTCGCCGTCCGGCGTGTTGTGTGCCGACTTCTGGAAGTGCAAGTCGGCCAGTGCGCGGTCGCCGTCGACGCGGAAGTTCTTCATGCGTCCGAGCATCGTGCCGAGCCCATCCGCTGACAGCCCGGGGTGAGCAAACCGCGACTTGACGCCGTTGCTGGCCTTATTGCCAAGCGTGGCAACCTGCTCGACGGCGAACTGATCAATCCACTCGTAATGGCCACGGGCTTCGCCGCGTGTGATGACAGCCACTCCCGTCAACAGACCGGCTCCGAAGTGACCGCCTGTACGATCGACTCGTGGCTGCCCGCCTTTGGTCGGCGCGGCACGCATACGCTTGAGCGGCTTTTTTAGCACCTCGGTCACGTAACCACCGCCTCCGTCTCTTCGCTGTTGGCGTCGGATGAATCCTGGTTCTTGTCGCCAGGCATCGTCGGGCTGTTTTCGCCATCCTCGTCCCGGCCCATGTTCGGCATGGTCGTGTTGATCTCCCAATCCTTCATCAGCTTGAAGTTCTGGAAGATGCGACGATAAATACTCGACGCCGGCTGCCCCGTCTTCCGCTCGACCATGTCGCTATGTGGCTTGATGCCGCTCTCGATGAGCACGAGCTCATTGCGATCTTCGCGTGCGGGATCGATCGACGCGCGGGCCGGCGGGATCGGGCGGCCGGCCCAGTACATCCAGGGCGCGGAACGATAGGCCACCGAATCGATCTCGACCTGCCCGGTGACCACCATCCGCGTCACGAAGTGGGCGTAGATGGCCAACATCGTCTTAATGTGGCCCTTCTGCAGCACGTCGACCGTGGCCTCGTCAAGATTCCAAATGATTCGCGCGGCGTTGTACGCCAGCCCTGCCCAGTTGCCGGTGAGCATTTCGTACGGAGTGCCTGCGCCCGATGCGAACATCCGGCCTTGATGTTCCATGAAGGAGCTAAAGTTTGGCGACGGGCTGGTCGGATTGAGGAAGTCGACCGCGTCGCTCTCGCCGACGTAGTGGAACGTGCCCGGCGAGATGTCGCGCACACGCTTACCGTCAGCGTTCTGGACGACGCCGTGCGAGTCCATCACGTCGTCGATCGCCATGTCCGTCCGCACGACCACCGCCAGACACGACTCGACGAACACTTTTTCCAGGTGGGCTTCGTCGGCGTCCTGCGCGTTCTTGAGTCGCGGCGTGCCGACTTGCATCCGCGGGAAGCCGCGATGCTGGCCCTCGTCGATCAGATGGAAATGGTGGATCACCCGCGGCAAGCCGTTCGGGTACTTCGCGGGGTAGTAAGTCCAGCTTTCCTTAAAATTCTTGTCGTCGCCTGGATGCGTGTCACGGACGTAGTAGCCCTGGATGTCGCTATTGCGATCGAGTTGCACGCCCATGCGGACGTAATGATCGCCGAGCCAGGGTGCGGACTCGCCGTTGGTGACTGAACCAATGCCCGGCGGAGTTGTGACGCGATCCGGATGGATGACTTCGATCTTGAGCGTCGTCGGCGCCATCGAGTCGAAGCGATCGCCCACCAGAATGAACCACTCGCCGCGTCGCTCCCAGTATTCCTGGCACAGCTGCTGCAGCTGCCAGTACTCTTCGCCGCGCTTCCCGAGTCGGCAGGCGGTCCGCTCCCAGTTCTTGCGGAGCGTCAGATTCCATTTGTCGACCGTCTCTTCCGACTGCTCGACTTCCTCGTAGTCGATATCCGGATCGATGGTGAAGCCGCAACCAACCACGCGGATGCGGCGGCCTTCGACGTGCGCCGTGCCGAGTTCGAAATTCTTCCGTGCCGAGTCGGCCCGCAGAATCATCTCGTCGCGGTCGTACTCCAGCGCCGAATCGGGCGAAAGCCGGCTGGTGAGCCAGTTGTGAGCGTCCGGCGACTTCTCAGCCGAGTGAAAACCTCCCGAGCCACCCCGTCCGCCGCTGTCCCGGTCTGCCGAGAAGCGTTCAAACTTCTCGATTGATTTCTCGGCGAACTCGCGGCGCTTGCGGGCCACGAAACGGGCGTTGCCTTTTTTCGGATCGACGGCATAGACGCACGAGTCCACGAACGTACCGAGCCGTTCGGCCATGCTGCGTCGTGGTTGAGTGCGTCTGCTCATCGAAAACCGTGCCGGCTGTGGACCACGCCAGTGCCGCGTTTGGCGGCGAGTTGCTTTTCCAGGAGGGCGATGTTCTTATTGAGTTCACTGAGGCTCGGGAAGCTGCGTCCCTTGCCACGGATGGATGCCGATTGGCCGCCCTTGAGCACGTCGAGCTTGCACTGCCGCGCGGCAGCCAACTCCGCTTCAAGTTCTGCGACCGAGGCCATGCCGCCAGAATAGCGGCGCAAAGAGCCTAAACGTCCGGCGTTTTTGCTATGCGTAGCAAACCCGATTACGATGGAGGCATGGAAAACAACATCAAGAAACTAACTCCCGATGAACTTCCAACGCCACCAACGCGTTGGCGAATCTTAGCTTGTGTCTTTTGGAGCCTGAGCCTGCTCCTCTTTGCTTTAGCGGTGCTGTTCTCGGAATACACAAGCCGAAACCATCAATCGCAACTTATGCTCTCTTCCTGGAGAGTCGCGGTGCTGGCGTTCTTGTGCGAGATAGTCAATCGGCTACCGCCGCGACCATGATTTCTCGATCGGCACAACGCACTTGTTCTTCGCCGGCCGACAGCCGCAGAGATTGCAAGCGTAGAAACGTTGCATGGACCGGCCGTCTTCGGTCGGAACGCTGTTCGCCACCCGCAACTTGCCTTCGCAGTTTTCCCGCGGGCATGGCTGGCCACTAAGGTCATCAATCTGGATTGTGCGTCCTGCGCTCATTCAAACCGCCCCCGCTCACAAGCGTCGACGCGGCGTCGCCAAAGTCGGTATCGCTCTGATGACCAAAACATAGTCGGCCAGTGAGCATTTCCTTTGCACAGAGCTTTGATCGCGCTAGCAAGCGACACATAGGGCTCGGCATCGAATGGGATTATCCAACTCTGGCAACCGACTGAATCTGGTGACTCATGAACGAGCTGTAGCGACTCGTGCTTTCCAAGTCGGAAGAATGACCCCGGTTTGATCTCAACAATGCTATTCACCGTCGCATCCTTTCACGCCGTACCCGAAACCGCTGGCGCCGCTGCTCAATCCGAGAGCTGCGACTCGACTCCCGTTGCTCCGGCTCCGCAGCTTTCCGTACTGGCTGAGCAGCAGCGACCGCACGTGAACCGGGTGCCGAGAGCTGCCGAGCATTGGCTCGCCGCCAATCGCCACGGAACTTCACGTCCATGCCGCAGCGGGCCATCTTCAAGCAATCGCGGAAGTCGTTCGCCTCATCCTCCCAGCGCTTGGCCCACAGGAATTTGTCGGGGCTCATCTTCGACGGCGTGTCGCTGGTGACTCCGTTGCATAGTTCACGAATGAAGTCGAGATCGTTCGCCAATTCGGCGGGAACTGACAGCGACTCCTCGTCGCCCGGCTTGAGCTGGTCGATTTGCTTCTGGATGATCGGCTCATAGAAGAACGGGTTGTGGCGGATGCGCACGAGTGCCAGCCGCGCGCGGAGTGCTTTGCGCTTGAGCTTCTTCCCACCCTTCGCATCCGGACCGATGGCGACTTTCGTAAATGCTTCGCCGCCAAGATCGGTGTTCGACCCCTTGAACGGCAACACCAGCCGATCGGGGCGCCCCCATTCCTTGCACTTGCCGTGGACCTCGGGAGTCCGGTGTCCATCGTCGATCGCCACCAGCGCCGGCAACAGGTCGCCCTTGCCGTCCGCGTGCGGGATCCGTTTGTCGACGCACTGCGCGTAGACTTCCTCCCACGTGTCGCAACTGCCGCGGTCAACAATGGAGACGCGCTCGCCCGGTCCACAGGCGACCGTGAGCCACTTGAAGTATTCTTCCTGGACGTCGACGGCATCGAATCGCCAGGTGGCCCATTCTGGAATCACGCCCGGCGGATCGTCGAAGGCAATCCGCTCCGCCACGTCCTCGGGCTCACTCTTCGCGCGATGGGGTTTCCAGGTTTCGGAAAGCCAGTCGGTAACGAACGACTGTAGCGTGCCGGAATTCTTACGAGACTTGACGAACTCCGCGGCGATGTCGCCCCAACCGAAAAACAGGCTATAGAGCGAAGAAAGTTGACCACCCCACACGGTGCAATCAGGCCGCTCCGGCTTTCCGCAGACACGCCCCTTTGAGTTGACCCGGCAACCCTTGGGCGCCCACTTCCCGCAGCGCATCATGTCCGTGCGATGCTCGTTGTGGATTTCCTTGCGGCAGCGCTTGTTGTGGCAGATATATCGCGCGGTTTGCCGAGCCAGTTCAACGTCAAGCTTTCCTTCCGCCGTCTTGTCGAACTTGATGCCGCCGGCGTCTGGATCGTCGGTGCCCATCTTGAGAACGAAGTACACGCTGCAGTGCGGACAGGGCACGTAGTAACGGCATTGGTTCGACTCGGCGTATTGCTTGGCGATGCGCGAATGGCCTTCGAGCGACGGCGAACACTCGACAAGAATCTTGTGGTCGGAGTATTCCTTGAACCGTTGAAAGAACATATCCAGCTCGTCACCATGGCGGCTCTGACCATCAACCGGCCTCTGCGCCTTCGGCTTGTCGACTTCATTCGCCCAGCCGAACTTGGCGTCCGTGTCGGCTAACTGACTCGGCGACCCAAACCACATTCCGTGCCACGTGCTCCTGGTGAGCTGCACACGTGTCGGGCTACGCAACCGGCGCGGCAACAGCTGGCGGCGTAGGAGTGGGCTTTTCTCCAACGCCGGATAGAACTTGTCCCGAACGGTTCTCTTGAGCAGTGCCTCCGTGGCGGTGACGAACAAACCGCGGCAATGCTCGACGTCCATGATCTTCTGCATCCACTGAGTTCCTACTTGCGTCTTACCGCAACGCGTGCCCCACATCAGCACGACCTTGCGGATTTCAGGGGCGTCCATCGCGTCGCAGACTCCTTCGGCCCAGGGCAACATGGCACCGTCAAACGGCTTACCATCCCGAGTGCGACCGAAGTCGCAAACCCATTCCCACGTCCGAACGCGTGCTGGCGGACATAATGCCGACAGCACATCGCCAACAAAGACAGTGGGCGCCGTGATCGTTGCAATCATTTGCTCGCATGCCCTGTGTCCTTGCCCAATTCGTCGAGCATCGTCTTGGCGCCGGTGAGCGCCACGCCGGCCAGCTCTGCCGTGGTCATGCCGGACTGCAACCGGGAGATGACCCCCTCGGGCCCGCGATGGATGACCTCGATTTGATGCAACTTCTCAACCTGACTCTTCTTCTGTGTATTCGCCGTTGACATGGCCATTCGCTCCATTCTTGAAGTTGGTTTGCTTTCGTTCACTCAGCGCCGTCAGCTCAAGCCGCAGACGACGATCAACCTCTGACACGACACGGCTGGCGATCTTCGTGGGCAACATCGGCTTGATATGCCGTGGGATGTCCAGAACTCCGTCGCGGAAATCTGTCAACCAACCTGCTACCTCTGCTCGCACCAAGCCGATTGGGACCATTTGCCCCGACGCTTCCTCGATCCTCATTTCCGCCAACTGGGCTGTGGCCTCGGCTCTCTTCACCTCCGCAACGCGCAGCCGGTCCGTGTATTCGTCTCGGCCGCGGGCAACGGATGCGCTCTGCTGTCGCTGCAAATGCCACACGATGATCTCGGCAAGTGGAAACTTGTTGTGCCGCTTCGTCCCGCGTTTGGCGGTCCCTGGCATCCCGTCGCGTCTCCAACTGTTGCGAACGGTGTGGGCTTTCACACCCATCGCCTGCGCGACTTCGTCCATGCTTGTAAGCTCCAATCCGCCGAACGCTTCGCGGATGGCCGACTCGTCGACAACGGCCGGCTCGGAAGTAACGAACAAACGGCACACGGCTTTCGGATCGAGTTGTTTCTCCTCGCTCATTCACAGAACGCCCCCCAGTTGGGCAGCAGTTATCCTCTCAATTGGCATGCGCGTTTTGTAGGCCCGATTCGTAGGCAGTAGAAGTAGTGGAACGTCTAGCATTTTCTTACGTTAGGCGCAGATTCAATTCGAGCGGCAACCGGAAAGCAGTCTCCA